GATGCTCTATCACTAAAGCGGTAGTTGTAATTAGCCTCGGTCGGCTTGTCAGCAATGCCGAACCACAGATGCGTAGCCACGCGCAGACGCTCATTCTCCCAGCACGTACCCAATAATTCAGCAGCCTCACCCACTGTGTAGCTCACACCCTCGTGCTCCGACCGACCAAGGCTAACCATTGAAGATCGCAGGTTGATAAACCCCTTCATGTACTGGTAGAACTCGGCGTAGCGTTTGCGCACGTTGGCCGTTGCCGCTCGGTTGAGTCGATACCCCATGAGTCGCTGTGAGTTAACAATTGTTAGCTCGTAGCTTCCTTCCGTTGCTTGTATCGTCATACCTTGTTCTGGCACAACGTACCGATCACCCTTGTACTTGAGCACAGTCTGCCCCTTCACGCCGTTGCAATACACACTCAGCACATAAGATATGAACTGATGCGTTGACACGGTGTTATACCCATCCGTCTTGATGATGATTGTGTTGTCTGGTTTGTACGTGAGCACAGGAGTTCGGTACAGCATGAACTGCACATCTTTCCCATCCATACGTACCCAGTAGGTATCGCAGTCTCGGCGGTTGCCCAGTGGCCTGCGTTCAGGGCTTCGCCCACGGATAGGCTTGATCTCGTCGTGTATCCGCTTTGCTGTTGCGTAGTGGCGCACGTTGTGTGGCACTCTCTGAATTGTTCGGTATCCCATTACATTTCTCCTTTGGTTTCTAAAATTGAACTGATCTGCGCGTACACAATCACGAACTTCGCAAACTGCATCGCCATCTCCTCATACTCGGCAAAATCGCCATCCATCGCCACTCGCCACATCGTCTCGCCCACGCTTTCTTTCAACTCAGCGTACTGTTGCTTCACGATCTGGTATCGCTCAATCTGTTTACTCGTTGCCATCTCTGTCGCCCTCCAAGGCTAGTTGTTTCATCTTCTCAAGCACCCCTTTGTCGTGGTGCTCGGCCAGCAGTGTGTATTTAGAGTAAGAGTCGCCAAAGAAGTTAAGCCAGCTTCGCTTAGCCCCGATGATGTACTCGATACGCGGTGGGTTTGGTCTCATGACGGGTGGGTATTCCTTCCTCACCAGCACCCACATCTCATCGATTGTTTTTTCAGCTTCTAACATTTGTTAGCCCTTTCTTTTGTTTCTTTTATCTTTTCTTTTGTTGTGTCTGGGTCTCGTGTACCCCACTTCGTAGCACGGCCAAGCTTTGCCATTGCAACAAGCAACTCCTTGTCATCGCCCTCGGCTAACCAAGTGCGTTGTATCTCGCTTGCGTTTCTGAGGTATACGTTCATTTGATTCTGCGCACCATCGTAGTCGTACACACGCATGTCCCCATCGCCGAACCCGATCAGTACGTACTTAGCCATCATTGCTCCTTCAAAAGTTTTTCATACCTCGCCGCATAGTCAACCGCCTCGGCCTCGGTCAACCACCTGACTGCAATCCGTGCTTTGCGCGTGGCCATAACCTCAAGTGCGTGGTACAACTTACGCACCAGCAACACCTGCGTCCCGTCATCATTTGTGTACACAACGATGCACCACTCGTCTCTGTCTGTTGCCATCACCGTTCCCCCACTAGAGAGATACTCACTCGGTCTTTGAGCCGCATTGTCAGTGCTCCTGCGTTGAGACCCAGATCGTTCGCCAGTTGGTGCAAGGCGTTGCGCTTGGCACCTGCCTCACTGTTTGCCCATGTGTACATAGTCACAACCTCGCCTGCGTTGTTGATTAGTACCTTGAATTTAAACTTGCTCATTTGATTTCCTTTTCATACGTCAACTCAACCATCTTGCACAAAACTTGGTACTCGCCTCGGTTCGCTTCAGCCCAATCTTTGGCGTGAGAACTAAACGAAACCCACACGGTCTCCAAGAAAATGAAATACCCGTAGCGTTCTGAATGCCCAAGTACACACAGCGCCTTGGGGTCTATCTCTTTGTTGCTTCCATCATCTAACATTTGTTACCCCTTTGAGTTCGCTAGGTCTCTCATAGCTCTTGCCTCATCCCTCGTTAGCCCATTGGCCAGCAGTTCGTATCGTGTTTGGTAGTGCTTCTCATACATCCACCGTGGTGCAGCGAACAGATATACTTCCCCCCGAGCAACCACCCACTCATCGTCCTCGCCCCACTCATCGTCTTCTAACATTCGTTAGTCCTCGGCTTCTTCAGCCAGTTGTTTGCACGTCACCAACCAATCTCGGTCGTCACTTTCTACGATGGCCTTGCACTCGTTCGGAAACATACCATCCCAAGAAGTGGTTTCAAGAATAAAGTATTGGCCTACCGTTGGTACGCGCAGCAGCACCCACTTGCCTCTGTGTTCATTTTCCATTTGCTATAGCCTCCATCTTTAGAGCCAACTCCTCGGTCAAACCTTCAACGAGCAGGGCAATCCCTTCTTTGCGCAGCAGGTCTTCGGCAGATAAATGTTGAACGTTGCGAAAGCGCAACCAGTCGTCCCAGTCAGCTCGGGGTTCAGCAGCTATGTGCTCCTCCTCATTTGTTGGGCAGACTTTGTACACAACCCATTCTTCATTTGCCATTTGCCAGCTCCTTCATTTTCTTGGCTATCTCCTCGGTTATACCCTCGGCCAGCAGTGTCATGTTCGATGGTGGTGCGCTGTGTCCATACTTCTTCAAGTAGTTGTCCCAAGCGGCGCGGGGTTTACAAAACACCTCCCCCTCAGAGTACTTGAGGGCAAACACAACCCATTCTTCATTTATCTGTTGGTCAAGCATCAGGTTGTGCTTTCGCTTCATGGCGTTGAGTCCTTCAATCGCTGCAAAAATGTTCATCCAGCGTTGGCGTCGGTCTTGATCTTGATCTTTGGTTTGGTTTTCTAACATTTGTTAGCTCCTTGGGTTTTTTTGGTTGGTGTCTAGCAGGGTTCGGTGCGCGGCTTCGGCGGGGACATACATATACCCACCTTTTCCGTATTCCTGCACCACGCACCAGCTTTGCCGCTCGGCACGAGCACGGTCTTCACCGCAGAATTTACACCAGCGGTAGCCCAAAGCCCAACGCTCGATGTGCACGTCATCACCGCAGTCGATGCACTCCATCCATTCAAAATTAGCCATTGCTCACTCCCCATCCCAGTTTAGAAACTCGGTCAAAAGGTGGCCGACAACCATACCGACAAAGAAGACCCAAAACATAACAGTGTCCTAACAAAAGTTAGATTGAACAAAAAGGGATTGTGTTGTTACATTTATCCCATCCAACTTATATTGTAACACAATGTTATGTTTAAGTCAAGTTTTTTGGTGGGCAGTGTTATGAAAAGTAGGGGCAGAATGTTATGGAAAAACGTAACATGTTACGAAAATAAAAATATAAATATAACAAAACAAGTCATTGATTTTAAAGAGAAAAACAATAAAAATATATATAATGTTATAATGTTATGTGTTTTTAAAAAATGAGAGAGTCGCCCCTAAATTTTTAATTGTGTACGGAATGCAGATTCTGAGTCTTGCGCTCGATTTCGGCATCACTCAATTTCCCAAAAACACGTAACATTTAACAATCTAGGTTTCATGCGGGTTTGCCGAGATGTGTTGCGTAACAAAGACACTTTTTTCCATAACATTACCCAAAAAATCCATAACATAACGTAACGCTAACGCTACCGCCGCTGTAACCGAGGGAACTGGCATAGCAAAATGTAACAAAAGCCGTGAACGCAAAAAAGCCCCAAAGCCGAAGCCTTGGAGCTTTGAGGGAAAACCTAACAATGTTAGGTTTTGAGGGTTTACTCTTGATCTTGGCCGATTGCGTATGCTGACGTATCAATGCCCATCTGATCGGCGGCCGTCAAAAGCAGAGATACTACTTTATTAGACAATGGCGCTTTTTCGGGTTCCACTGTATCGATTCGGTTAAGAATCGATTTGAGCATTTTAATATTCTCTGCATCAACGTCAATGCCGCCTGTTACCTTGTTTTGAGTCTTAACGCGGCCTGATGCCTCCTTGACTCGTTGCCAATAGACGTCAATCGTGCCTTGCTCAAAACCAGCGGCTTGCATTGCACCGACAAATTTTGCCCGCTCTTCTTTCACGCCTAGAGCTAACTTACCCTTAAGCTCATACCATGGTGTCGTGATGTTGCCTTGGTTGTCCACAACATTAAAATGCTGACACATAGCCGCGCCGTAGGTTTTTATAACCTCACCTGTTTTACCTGCCACTGACACCACGCCGTTGCGTGCATTGTCCAAGTTGATAACCAAAGGGATAGCGTTTGCGATGATTGTCTTTTCCATGTGATTCTCCAATGTATGCTCGCTAGGGATTAGCGTTTGCATGGTTATAATGTGACACAATGTTATGTTATAGGCAAGCTATTCGTGAACAATAATTAAACATTTTAAAATTCGCCGACACCTAACAAAAGTTAGATCGGGGCTTTGCGTGAACCCCATACACCCCTTTTTTCAAAGAAGGAGTCCCGTTCCTCCCTACACCGTGTTTCAAACACTCGACACCCACCCCCATCATTTTTATAACAATACCCCCTCCCCCTACCTGTTTTAGAAACACCCCCCGTCAAGGTACCCCCAAAAGAAATTTGCCCCCTATATATTTTTCTGTTACATTTCGCTCACCCCCTTTAACTAGGTGCCACATGCAGACAATTGAGCCTACGACGGAATACCCAATTCCGTTTGATGTCAGCGACGAAGAACCCAAAACGCACAAGGATGCGCTGGCCGCTGCTGTGAACACGGCAGATTTAATCAACCAGCTCGGCGGGTCGATCGACTTTGATAACGATGACTTGGCCAAGGCCACCAAACTCATTACGGGTACTGACAAACCCAATACGCCAAGGCACATTTCTTCTGCCCGGGAAGCTGCAGCCGCGCACGCGATCATCCGAGAGTTTGATTTCACTGCGTTTCAAGACGCACTGCAGGCCAGAAATTTCGTAACAAACAAGCTCATCAACATTGCGAGCTGCGGCGACCCCAAACTGGAACTCAAGGCACTTGAGCTGCTTGGCAAACACTCAGACATTGGCCTCTTCACAGAGCGCAGCGAGATCACAATCCACCACACGACGTCCTCGGCTTTGGAAAGCAGCATCAAGGAGCGCGTCAAGCGCCTGCTGAACTCAGATGTGACCGATGTGCCCAATTTGATGGACGAATTGGACGATTACATGGACAACAAGCAGCCCGAAGAGGGTGAATTCAGCGAAAAACCTGAAAAAACCAATGAGTGAAGTCACTTTAAAAGACATTGAGACCCTCATCAACTCGGGAAAACTGACCGAGAGTGACATGCGCACGCTGGAGGCGCAGCTTATTAGGCTAGAAAAGCTCAAAGATAGAGAACTTTCGCAGCAAAAATTTATCAAATTCGTGGAAAAAGTGTGGCCAAGCTTCATTTCTGGGGCCCATCACAAAAGAATGGCCGAAGCGTTCGAGCGGGTGGCCAATGGCCAGTGCAAAAGGCTCATCATCAACATGCCCCCGCGCCACACGAAGTCAGAATTTGCGTCATACCTGCTGCCGGCGTGGTTTCTTGGGCGGTTCCCGGGCAAAAAAGTGATTCAAACATCCCACACTGCTGAGTTGGCCGTGGGCTTTGGCCGTAAGGTGCGCAACTTGGTGGATACCGAGCAGTACAAAGACATCTTCCCCGACCTGAACCTGTCGTCCGACTCTAAAGCAGCGGGCCGGTGGAACACATCCAAGGGTGGTGACTACTTTGCGATCGGTGTGGGCGGCGCGGTGACGGGTAAGGGTGCCGACTTGCTCATCATTGATGACCCGCACTCAGAACAAGAAGCGGCGATGGCGGCGGTGAACCCAGAGGTGTACGACAAAGTGTACGAGTGGTATACGTCAGGTCCGCGTCAGCGTCTGCAGCCCGGTGGTGCGATCGTGATTGTGATGACTCGGTGGGCGCAGCGTGACTTGACCGGCCAAGTGCTGAAGTCGGACGCGCAGCGCGGCGGCGAGGGTTGGGAGGTGATTGAGTTTCCTGCGATCCTGCCTTCGGGTAATCCCCTATGGCCTCAGTTTTGGTCGTTGGAGGAGCTCTCGGCGCTGAAAGAAGAACTGCCCAACAGTAAATGGCAGGCGCAGTACCAGCAGAACCCCGTGGGTAACGAGAGCGCGATCGTCAAGCGCGACTGGTGGAGATGGTGGGAAGAGGACAAGCCGCCAGAGTGCGAGTACGTGCTGCAGTCTTGGGATACGGCGTTCGAGAAAACTCAGCGGGCCGACTATTCCGCAGGGACGACGTGGGGGGTGTTCACGCACCACAAAGACAACTCCAAGAACATCATCCTGCTCAACACATATAAGAAGCGGGTTGAGTTTCCAGATTTGAAACGCGACGTGCTGCGCGAGTACAACGACTACGAGCCCGATACGATCATCATCGAGAAGAAAGCTTCGGGTGCACCACTGATCTACGACTTGCGGGCGATGGGCATACCTGTGCAGGACTACACTCCAAGCAAAGGACAGGATAAGATAGCGAGATTGAATTCGGTGTCTGACATCATTGCCTCTGGCAGGGTGTGGGTACCACAGACTCGTTGGGCTGAAGAGTTGGTGGATGAGATCGCTGCGTTCCCGTCAGGCGAGCATGATGACTTGGTTGACGCAACAACATTGGCCCTGATGCGGTTCCGCTCGGGTGGGTTCATCCGCTTACCATCAGATGAGGCCGAGGACATTCAGTGGTTCAAAGGTCGCCGCAAAGAGCGGTTCTACACAGTTTAAAGGGGGTAAGATGCCTAGCTATGAAGAACAATTGATAAACGATGCGCAAGCAAAATACCCTTTCTTAAAACGACACAATCCAGTAGTCATAACTAATCCTTCTGATACTGGTAACTATGCAGAAACATGGCCTATTGGGGAGCCCGGCGACGAGAAATACCCAAGGCCGAACAGAATCCCCATACATCAATTAGGTGTTGAAGTGTATAGACCCGATCAATTTTCCGCAGATGATTTAGCCGGAGAAGTCTTACATGCGGACCCAGTGGCCAACAATACACGTCAATCATTGATGCGTTCATGGGCCCCCAAACAACTTTCTATTCTTAGGCAACAAGCCGGGGATTATCAAGCTACTTTGGATAGTGGGGGTTCAGAAGCGGATGCAGTTCGCAACGCGACAGACTCTGCGATGAGAGGGTATGTGATCAATCAATGGCCAGATGACGCAAACAGTGCAATGAACTATGATGCTAATCAGTTAAAAATGTTGGACTCCTTACGTAGTTACATGACTACAGACTCAGAAAAAAAGTCTAAAGGTGGAGCAATTGGCAAACGTATTGCTGGCAGCAGCAAATTCATTTAAGGATCGGATATGAAATTTGGATTGATGGGTGTTGGTTCTGACGGGACTATGTTTACACCAGAAGGCAAAAAATTATTCAAGCTGCCGACCAAGTTGGCGTTTGCGGTTCAATCCATCCAGCACTGGGTGGCCAAAAAGACTTGGGGTTAATCATGGAAAAAAGTTTGTATCAAGCACCGCAAGGTCTCTCAGATTTGATGGGCCAACAGCCCGACATGGAGATCGAGATCGAGGACCCAGAAAGCGTAAGCCTCAAGACAGGCGACTTGGAGATTGACCTCGCACCTGCCCCCGCGACTGAAGAAGACTTTGACGCCAACCTCGCCGAGTACATGGACGAGAAGGATTTGGCCGGGTTGAGCTCAGACTTGATCGATGACTTCGACAAGGACATGAACGACCGCAAGGACTGGATACAGACCTACATCGACGGCTTGAAGTTACTGGGTCTGAAGTATGAGGAGCGCACCGAGCCTTGGCAGGGCGCGTGCGGCGTGTTCCACCCGATGTTGACCGAGTCCGTTGTGCGCTTCCAGAGCGAAGCCATGATGGAGACATTCCCCGCGATGGGCCCCGTGAAGACGCAGATTGTTGGCGCGGTCGACTTGTTGCGTGAAGAAGCTGCGGCCCGCGTGCGCGACGACATGAACTACCAGCTCACCGAGGTGATGACTGAGTACCGACCAGAACACGAAAAGTTGTTGTGGGCTCTGCCCCTTGCCGGCTCCGCGTTCAAGAAGGTCTACTTCGATCCGTCCAAGGGTCGCCAGATGGCGATGTTCATCCCCGCAGAAGACTTGGTTGTTCCCTACGGCGCGTCGCATCTTGAGACTGCCGAGCGGGTCACGCACATCATGCGTAAGACCGAGAACGAGGTGCGCAAACTCCAAGAAGCTGGGTTCTACATGGACGTGGAGCTTGGAGACCCCACACATGAGTTGGACGACATCGAGAAGCAGAAGGCCGAGGAGAATGGCATGTCTGCGATCGAGGACAACCGCTATCGCATCCTTGAGATGCACGTTGACTTGGACTTGAAAGGGTTCGAGCACAAAAACAAAAAGGGTGAGCCCACCGGCATCGCGTTGCCATACGTCGTGACCGTCGAGAAGGGCACAAGTACGATCCTGTCCATCCGCCGCAATTGGTTAGAAGATGACAAGCTCCACATCAAACGCCAGCACTTTGTGCATTATCAATACATTCCGGGGTTCGGTTTTTACGGATACGGCCTCATTCACCTTATTGGAGGTTATGCGAAAAGCGCCACGATGCTCATTCGTCAGCTCGTCGATGCTGGTACGCTCTCTAACCTTCCGGGGGGTCTCAAGTCTCGCGGACTGCGAGTTAAAGGCGATGACACGCCAATTGCCCCGGGCGAGTTCCGTGACGTAGATGTGCCGAGTGGGTCGATCCGCGACAACATCCTGCCGCTGCCATACAAAGAACCATCACAGGTTCTGTTCATGTTGTTCCAACAGATCGTCGAAGAAGGCCGTGCGTTCGCGTCCAGCGATTTGAAAGTCAGCGACATGTCTGCCGGCGCACCGGTGGGCACCACACTAGCGCTGCTTGAGCGCACTCTGAAGGTGATGACAGCGGTGCAGTCACGCTTGCACTATGCGATGAAACAAGAGTTCAAACTCTTGAAAGCAATCATTGCCGATGAGTCCGACGACTACGAGTACGACCCAGAAGACGCAAGCCGCAAGGCCAAGAAGTCCGACTACCACATGGTGGACGTGATCCCAGTGAGCGACCCCAACGCGGCGACGATGGCGCAGAAGATTGTGCAGTACCAAGCTGTGCTCCAGCTTGCACAGTCCGCTCCCCAGTTGTACGACTTGCCGTTGCTGCACCGTCAGATGATTGAGGTGCTGGGTGTCAAGAACGCGGCTAAGCTTGTTCCTATCGAGGAAGATGCAACGCCTACAGACCCGATTCAGGAAAACCAAAACCTCTTGACTGGCAAACCACTCAAGGCGTTCATTGAGCAAAATCACCCAGCGCACATCACGGTTCACATGGCTGCGATCCAGAGTCCCAAGATTCAGCAGTTGATGCAGATGAACCCAGCGGCGCAGCAGATCATGGCGGCAGCAATGGCGCACATCAACGAGCACATTGCGTTCGAGTACCGGCTGCAGGTCGAGCAAGCGATGGGTGTGCCCCTGCCAAGCGAAGAACAAAACAAACACATGGACCCCAAGATGGCCGACCAGATCGCGCAGTTGGCAGCACAAGCGTCACAGCAACTTCTCCAACGCGATCAGCAAGAAGCCGCCCAGCAAGCTGCGCAACAACAAGCGCAAGACCCAGTCGTGCAGATGCAACAGCAAGAGCTCCAGCTTAAACAACAAGAGCTGCATCTCAAAGCACAGAAGCAACAAATCGATGCTGCCGAGAAAGCCGACCGCCTTCGCATCGAGCAAGAACGTATCCAAGCGCAGTTGCAGATCGCTGGTATGCAGGTGGGGGCGCAAGCCGCTGCCAACAAAGACAAACTCAAACGCCAACAAGAAATTGAAGGCGCACGCATGGGCGTAGACATCGCCAAGCACAAAGCCCAGATGCACAATCAAAATCGCCAGCAAAACATGCAGGCAGCTCAAGCGCGTCAGGCTGCGCAGCAAAAGCCTAGCAAAGGGAATGAATGAGAGAGCATCAGATTCTGGCGCACATCGCCAAACAAATTGTTGAGGAACGTGGTGCATACGAGAGGGCCGTCGCAAGCGGCACTCCCAAAGACTACGCCGAATACAAAAACCTCTGCGGGATCATCCAAGGTCTAAACCTCGCGGAGCGCACTATCAACGACCTTGTGCAAAAAATGGAGAAATCTGATGAGTGAATTTGACGTGTCTGCTGTGGACCTATCCGGCATTCTTAACCAGAGCGCTGAAGAAAAAGCCAAGCAGTTGCCCGATCCTGCCGACTACATGTTGCTGTGCGTTGTCCCCGAGGCAATGGAGCAGTATGCCGACAGCGAAAGCGGGATCATCAAGTCAAGCCAAGCTATGCACTACGAAGAAGTACTGACCCCAGTATTGTTTGTGGTGAAGTTGGGCCCGACTGCATACCAAGATAAGTCGCGGTTTCCTAACGGACCCCGCTGCAAGGAAGGCGACTTCGTCGTTGTCCGCCCCAATTCAGGCACCCGCTTGAAGATTCATGGCCGTGAATTCCGCATCATCAATGATGATTCAGTTGAAGCGACTGTGCAAGACCCCCGTGGAATCACACGAGCTGCATAAGGAGTAAACCATGCCGTTACCAGAATTCAAAGGTGAGGACTTCGAGTTCCCCGATGAAAAACAAACCAAGCAAGCTGCCGCTGAAGACGATAAGTTTGAAGTGGAAGTTGAGGACGATACACCTCCCGAAGACCGTGGCCGCAAGCCCATGAAGGAGCCTGTTGAAGACCCAACAGAAGAAGAGTTGGCCAGCTACGACGAGAAAGTCCAAGCGCGTATCAAGAAGTTCACCCGTGGCTACCATGATGAACGACGCGCAAAAGAACAAGCTCTGCGTGAAAGCCAAGCAGCAGAAGCGTACGCACGCCAAGTGCTCGAAGAGAACAAGCGTCTCCAACAGCAGCTTGCCACAGGCAGTAAAGCCTTCATCGAGACCTCCAAAGGTGCCGCTGAAACTGAGCTTGCCGCAGCTAAACGCCGCCTTAAAGAAGCCCACGAAGCGGGTGACTTTGAAGCTGTAGCAGATGCGCAGGCCGACATTTCACGCGCCACTTTGCGTTTGGACAAAGCCTCTGATATGAGACCCATCGAGGTTCAGGAACGCGAAGAGTTCAAGCCCGCGCCGACTGAACCCCAGCCCCCACGATTGAGTCGCCGTACCCAGCAATGGATGGAGAGCAATAGCGATTGGTGGGGTCAAGATGAAGAGATGACGATGACTGCAATGGGCCTTGACAAGAAGCTCCAGAAGCAGTATGGTCCAGAATATATCGGTACGAAGGAATACTTCGATACAATCGACAAAACAATGCGAAAGCGTTTCCCTGAGTATTTTGAAGATGCTCAGAGCGAAGAGGATACTGATCCGCCCAAAAAGAGATCGACCCCGGTGGAAGAGGAAGAAGTTCCTCAGCGCCGTGCTTCAAAACCCGCTACCGTTGTGGCCCCAGCCGCACGTAGCACACCGCCTAACCGTATTCGTTTGAAGGCATCCGAAGCTGCGATCGCTCGCAGGCTTGGGGTTCCAATCGAAGAGTACGCGAAACAGGTTGCCAAACTTAATAGAGGTTAAACATGGAACAAGCAGTTCAAACAAACGGTAAAACAAATCGCCTAGCTCGTGAGCTGGAAGATCGTAAGTCAGCAATGCGCCAACAAGCGTGGCGTCCACCTGAAACTTTACCGAGTCCTGATCCTCGTCCCGGTTGGACTCATCGTTACATCCGTACAGCAATGTTGGGTGCCGCTGATCCAAGCAATATCTCTAGCAAGTTGCGCGAAGGATTTGAACCCTGCAAAGCAGAGGACTATCCCGAGCTCATGATGCACGCAAGCACCGAAGGTCGTTTCAAAGGAAACATCGAAGTGGGCGGGCTGCTGCTCTGCCGTATCCCTTCTGAGTTTTTGGAACAGCGTAGCCAATACTACGCACACCAGAACAAGGCCCAGATGGATTCAGTGGACAACAGCTATTTGAAAGACAATGATCCTCGTATGCAAAAGTTCGCGGAACGGCAAACGAAGGTCACATTTGGTTCTGGTTCTTAACAATTTTCAAGGAGTCTTAAATGGCTTACCCTACCGTGTCTAGCACGTACGGCCTGAAACCCATCCAACGATTGGATGGTATGCCTTACGCCGGAGCGATCCGTCAAATCCCCGTGGCCGCTGGCTACGCTACTGCAATCTTAAACGGTGATACCGTGAAAGAAAGTGGTGGCTACCTCGTGGCAGCAAACACAACCAACTCTGGTGACATCGTCGGTGTCGTCGTTGGTTGCCAATACGTGAACTCGTTGGGTCAAACTGTCCAAGGTCAGTTCTACCCCGCAGCCGCGTCTACCACTACCGCATTGGCTTACGCCTATGTTGTGGATGATCCTACTGCCGTGTTCCAAGTCGCAGCTACCACTGCTGGTTCTACAACTCCTGCAGCTTACGCTCGCACGATCGTTGGCAAGAACGTGGCTTTGGTCGCAAACGTGGGCAGCACCTCCACCGGTGATTCCGCCTACGGTATTGATGGTTCTTCTGCCACCACTACCAACACTTTCCCCCTGCGCGTTGTTGATGTGATTACCGCATCCGCCACAGGCCCCCGTAGTGCTACAGCCACGACTTATTATGAGTTCGTCGTGAAACTCAACACTGCTCAATACAACGACGCCACCGGTGCGTAAGGAGTAAATCATGGCTATTTCACGCGCACAACTGCTTAAAGAACTGCTCCCCGGCCTGAACGCACTGTTCGGTTTGGAATATGCACGCTACGGCGAAGAGCACAAAGAGATCTACGAAACCGAAACTTCGGAACGTAGCTTTGAAGAAGAAACCAAATTGTCTGGTTTCTCTGCTGCACCAGTCAAAAACGAAGGTTCCGCCATCGCTTATGACAACGCACAGGAAGCATGGACAACTCGTTACAACCACGAAACCATCGCTTTGGGTTTCTCGATCACTGAAGAAGCGATCGAAGATAACTTGTACGACAGCTTGTCTGCTCGCTACACCAAAGGTTTGGCTCGCGCAATGGCTTACACCAAGCAAGTCAAAGGCGCTTCTGTGTTGAATAACGGTTTCAGCTCTACCTACACTGGCGGCGACGGCGTGGCTTTGTTCAGCACTGCTCACCCCTTGGTCTCCGGTGGTACCAACAGCAACACACCCGCCACTCAAGCTGACTTGAACGAGACTTCTTTGGAAGCCGCCGTGATTCAAATCGCTGCTTGGACTGACGAACGTGGTCTGTTGATCGCCGCCAAACCCAAGAAATTGATCGTTCCTCCATCATTGATGTTCGTGGCTACTCGCCTGTTGGAAACTGAACTCCGCGTTGGTACCAACAACAACGACATCAACGCATTGAAGAACAACGGTGCGGTTCCTGAAGGTTATACAGTTAACCACTTCTTGACCGACCCCAATGCTTGGTTCTTGACCACTGACGTGCCTAACGGTTTGAAACACTTCGTCCGTACTCCATTGCAAAATTCCATGGACGGGGATTTTGACACCGGCAACGTTCGCTACAAATCACGTGAACGTTACAGCTTTGGCTGGTCCGATCCTTTGGGCGTTTTTGGCTCTTCTGGTTCGTTCTAATAAACCTTTTGGTTTATAAAAGAAAGGGGCTTAGGTCCCTTTCTTTTTGGTGTATAATTCTCTGTGTCAAAACAGGAGAAGCAAATGGACACCACAAACCTACCCAAGTCCCGCGAGGAAGCGAAGCAAACTGGCAGCAAGTACTACTTCACCGGCCAGCCCTGCAAACATGGCCACATCGCCCCACGCAAAACCAAAGGCTCATGCTTTGATTGCCTCAAAGCCGAGTGGACAAAAGGGAACGAAACCCGCGCCGAGTACTTCAGGCAGTACAACCAATCGGACGCCGGCCAAAAAGCAAAAAAAGGATACTACGAGCGCAATAAAGAGGAAGTAATTGCCCGGGCGCAAGCCCGTCCTGACGCGGCAAAAACAGCGTATAAACAAGGGTACAAAGCCCGCAACCCTGATTTATACAAAGAGTTGGTCAGTCTACGCCGACGACGTTTTCGCCAAGCCACGCCAAAATGGTTGACCGCTGAACAAAAGCTTGAAATCCGTTTGCAATATCGTTTGGCGATTGAACTGAGCCGCACCACTAAACAGCGCTATGCAGTTGACCATATCGTCCCAATCCAAGGGGAGGAAGTCTGCGGCCTTCACGTGCCTTGGAACTTGCGCGTCATCACCCAAGAAGAAAATTTAAAGAAGTCAAACAAGCTTATTGACACCCCCTCGAAATGATGTATAGTCACCATACGTCTGGGAACTCACCTGTACCGGACTGGCCCAGCAGACGATGCAACGATTGGTACAGGGACTTTTGCATAAGGACTTTTTGTCATGGCACGTTCTACCTTCCAAGGCCCGATTCTCTCGGGCAATTCTCGTTTTGGCGGCATCCGCGATGTTGGCTACACCGACCTCGCTCAAGACTGCTCCATTGTTTTGACAAACACAACTGTCGCTACTGCTGGTTATTCCGGCGGCTCTGGCCAGTTTGTCAACGGCAATCAAATCCCCAACATCAACGGCACCGTCTACACGCGCAGCTCCACTGCTTATCCCCCCACTGCAGCAGTCATCACTGCTGACGCTGGCACAGGTGGCGCGGGTACTTTGTATCGCGGCGTTGTGTTCTACATCCCTGTTGGCTCCAACATCAACGATTTCTTGATCGACACCAACGTGGTGATTACCGCTACTGGCGGCACATTGGGTACCGTGACTGCAAGCATCGGCAACGCCTTCAACGACACCACCTACGGCAGCATCACCACTGTGAACGCCGCAACCGGTCGCAACACCATCACTCAAACTGGCGCGCAGTTGCTCGCAACCAATGCCACAACCTTTGATTTCACCAACCCAATGGGCGTGGTGGAGCCCGCTGGTTTCTCCCAAGTTGTCGTGACCTTCACCATCCCCTACACAGGCGGTTCGGGTACAACTCTGCCGACAATCACTGCCGGCACGCTCACCGCCGCAGTGCGCTACACCCAGCTCGATACAAACATCGGCACAGCTACTGCTTACCCATACGGTAACTTCGACTAATTGAGCGGGGGCTTCGGCCCCCTTCTTTGGCTTTAGGAGATACCTATGACAATGCAATATGACGTAAGAACCGCGAAGGTTCAAGGCGTTGGGTTTTTATACGTTGGCCGCGTGCGCTTGAAACAAGCCACCGTTATTGGTAACGGCACCGCCGGGTATGTTGATTTCTTTGATACCGCAGTTGCCCCGACAGCAGCTACCTATGGACGTAGTGGCACCACAGTGACAGTTACTTCTACTGGACACGGCTTGCAAACTGGCGCAAAAGTGGGGATTGCTTATGTTGCTGCGAGCAACGTGGCTCCGGTGTCAGGTAACTACACGATCACGGTGGTGGACGCCAACACTTTTACCATCACTGATTTAAACTCCGGCACGATCGCAACAAGCACAGTTTGTAACTACGTAGCAAATGGCGGAGCGTGGGTTCTAGGCATTAACACGGGTACTAATTTGCAACCGTATCAAGTGCTTTTGCCCGGCGAAGGTGCTTTGTGCCAAGCAGGTATTTATGCAAACTCGTCGAACATCACCTCTACGCAAGTGACGTATGGCTGATACCAAGCAAATTGAGCTCGCGGGGCGCAAGGTCTTCATTGCGATCCCCACGTACGATGGGAAGCTGAACATCAAGACGGCGTTCAGCTTGGCTCAACTCATGCCTTTGGCTTTCAACCACGGTGTTGGTATTCAGATGAGTTACATGGCTGGGTGCTCCATCATCCCGATGGCACGCAACTCTTTGGTCAATGAGTTCATGAAGTCCGACTGCACCGAGATGTTGTTCATCGACTCCGATGTGGTGGTCATGCCCGACGACGTGATGCGTTTGCTGGCGCAGAGTGGCGACAAAGACGTTGCTGCCGGCTTGTATCCCCGCCGCGCATCGGACAAATTCTTCTTCCTCGACATTCCCCGCGACGACAACGGCGACATGATCTTTGATGGGTCTATGCTCAAGGTCAACCGCGTGGGCACAGGGTTCATGCTCATCAAGCGCTACGTGATCGAGAAGCTCATTGCCGACCATCCCGAGTGGGAGTACGAGACCCGCGAGAACGAGACCGCGTTTGCTGTGTTTGACTTTGCCCTGCGCGACAGGAAGTACACCGGCGAGGACTACCTTTTCTGCGATCGCGCACGCGAGGCAGGCTTTGAGTGCTGGGTGGACGCTGAGATCAGCTTGCCACACATCGGCCAAGAAGAGTTCACGCGCGACTTTGTTGAAGACGTCATCAAGCCTATGCTGGAAGACCAGCGTCAGGCCAAATTGAAGGCGGCATAACATGGCAAAGACATCAGCATGGCAACGCAAAGAAGGCAAGAATCCCAATGGCGGCTTGAACGCCAAAGGGCGGGCGTCCGCAAAGAAGGAGGGGATGAACTTAAAAGCACCTCAGCCCGAAGGCGGAAAACGCAAGGATTCTTTCTGTGCGCGGATGGAAGGGATGAAGAAGAAATTGACTTCGACCAAGACCGCCAAAGACCCAGACAGCCGGATTAACAAAAGCCTGCGGGCATGGAAATGTTGACATGGAAATGATGGTTTGGAACGCTTTGCTGACCGCATTCATTGGTCTGTTGTCTTGGAACTTGAAAGAGAAGTCCACTGAGCTTTCTCGCCTGACAATCTTGCTGAACCGCACCCGCGAGGAAATTGCGCGAGACAACGTGACTCAGGCCGAGATGGACAAGTTTCTTTCACACATCGATTCACGATTCGATAAACTCAACGACAAGCTTGATGCTTACATGAGGGAGCAGCGAAGTGCCATCAACTAGCAAAAAACAGCACAACTTCATGGCGGCGGTCGCCAACAACCCAGAGTTTGCAAAAAAAGCTGGCGTTCCACAATCCGTTGGTGCAGAATTCACTGCAGCCGACAAAGGTAAAAAATTCGGTGGCGAACGCCCCGATAGACAAGTTGTTAACAAGCCGGAAACTCGTCATGGGGAATCGGCACTTTTTAAAAAAGGTGGTTCTATGAAAGCGAAAAAAATGGCGAGCGGTGGCAACACTACTGGCAAAGGCCCAAGCAAAGAAAGCAAGGGCTTGACTAAAGAAACTATGGCCAAGGTGCGCACTGCTGCTCCTAGCCGTGATGGTTTGGCCGAGCGCGGTAAGACCAAAGGCATGTTGCCCAAAATGGCTGGTTCCACAACCGGCATGAAACGCGGCGGCAAAGCCAAGGCTTAATCATGGCCAAAGACAAAGTCTACACGGCTGACCAAGGCCAGCCCCCCAAAGAACCTGATGACGCATCTGCGGGTAAACCCGTGGCCAAAAAAGACCAACCTGAACAGTTGGGCAGCGGCATCATGGTGAAAAAAGCAAAAGGCGGCACTGCATCAAGCCGTGCCGATGGCTGCTGCGAACGCGGCAAAACGAAAGGACGTTACTTATGAAAATGGATCACGCACCCCTGATGAAGGAGCCAACTCCTCATCACCCCCATCATGTGCACCACGTAGAGAAACACCACGGCGGCGATGGCCATAAACACCATCACCACATTTATGGTGAACACAAAGCTGGCCACATGAAAGAGCACGAAAAAGTCGAAGCCATGTGCGGCGGCGGAATGGCGAAACGCAAATGATGGCCAGTCGCGGTATGGGGGCAGTGCGCCCCTCTAAGATGCCAAGCGGTACGCGCAAAGCACGCCGCGACGACACCGACTTCACCGAGTACGCCGAAGGCGGAAAGGTGGGGTTGTATGCGAACATCAACGCCAAGCGCAAGCGTGGTGAAAAGATGCGCAAACCCGGCGCTAAAGGCGCACCAACGGATGAGGCTTTCATCAAGTCAGCTAAAACCGCGAAGAAAGCCAAAGGCGGTAAGGTTGGAAAAACCCTAGCAGAACTCGCCGAGTATCGGAGAAAATGATGGCTGAAAAATGGATTCAAAAAGCGATTAAGAAACCCGGCGCTTTGCACAAAGAATTGGGTGTTGCAGAAGGTAAGAAAATTCCCGCCAAGAAATTGGCTGCAGCAGCTAAGAAACCCGGGATTGAAGGCAAACGAGCACGTCTCGCCGAGACGCTCAAAGGGCTAAAGAAATAATCATGGCAAATACAACTTCCGGCACCGCAGGATTCAATCTTCAACTTGTTGAACTTGTTGAGGAAGCGTTTGAACGCGCCGGTCGGGAGTTGCGTTCTGGCTATGACTTGAAGACCGCTCGCCGCAGCTTGAACATCATGTTCGCTGAATGGGCCAATCGCGGCATCAACATGTGGACAATCGACTCGGGCACCATCAACTTGGTGCAGGGTCAAAACACATACCCTATTCCAAACGATACCGTGGATTTGCTTGAGCACGTCATCCGCACGCAGGCAAACAGCACTTCCGGCCAAGCTGACTTGACCATAACACGCATTAGTGTTTCTACCTATGCAACCCTTCCAAACAAACTGCAACAGGCTCGTCCAATTCAGGTTTGGGTGCAAAGACTGGATGGTCAGACGTTTAGCACAGGCTACACCCTTGCAAGCAGTATTGGCGCAACAGATACCACGATCCCGCTGAGTAGCACAGCAAACTTGCCCAGCACTGGGTTCATCCAGATTGACGCCGAGACGATTGGGTATGGGTACATCTCCGGCAATACGCTCTACAACTGCGTGCGCGGGCAGAACAACACAACCGCTGCGGCGCATAGCGCGAACGCGGGGGTGAACCAACAAAACTTGCCGTGCGTTACCGTGTGGCCAACCCCAGATGGCTCGCAACCGTATCAGTTCGTGTATTGGCGCCTGCGCCGCACGCAGGATGCGGGCAATGGTGTGAATGTGATGGATGTGCCTTTCCGCTTCATCCCAGCGATGGCGGCGGGCTTGTCATTCCACATCGCCAACAAAATCCCCGAGGGTATGCCCAAACTTGGCGTGCTGAAGCAACAGTACGATGAGGCGTGGGAGCTCGCGGCCTACGAAGATCACGAAAAAGCCTCGATTCGGTTTGTGCCGCGTCAGCAGTTCATTGGGAACACGATCTAAATGGGAAACAGATTTGCATCCGGCAAATGGGCGATTGCCGAGTGCGACCGCTGTGGGCAGAGGTATAAGCTCAAGCAGTTGCGCAAAGAAATCGTCAAGACCAAGAACTACGACTTGCTGGTCTGTCCAGAGTGTTGGGACCCGGATCATCCACAGTTGCAGCTCGGTA